CGGCCGAAGGCGCTGCGCTGCGTGGTGGCATTGTCGTTCGGACCCAGCCGGCTTTGCCGCCCGGCATCGAGGCCACACGCATCTGGAAATGCCAGATGAATTCGCTTCTCTCGATGTCGCGCCAGTTCTTCAGCCCTGTTGAAATGGCGGCCCGGATGTATGGTCCGGATTCAACCGTATACGAAACCTTGACAAAGGCTAACGTGCCGGCGGCAGCGACTGTCAGCGGTAACTGGGCTGCCAACCTGGTCGGTGCGGAGACCAGCGCGCTGGCCGACTTCGTCGCATACCTTCGCCCGATGACGATCCTGGGAAGATTCGGAAATGGTGGCGTCCCAGCGCTGCGAATGGTGCCATTCCGTACGCCGTTGATCACTCAAACCGGTGGCGGTGCTGGCTATTGGGTGGGGCAGGGGAAGGCCAAGCCGTTAACCTCGTTTGCGTTCACGCGCACGACGCTGGGGCCGTTAAAGGTCGCAAACATCTGCGCCGTAACGGACGAGTGCATCAGAGACAGCAGCCCGAAGGCTGACATGATCATTCGTGACAGTTTGGCCGAGGCGCTGCGCGAGCGACTCGATCTCGACTTCATCACACCGACCAAGGCGGCGGTGGCGGGAGTGTCGCCAGCCTCGATCACCAATGGCGCCGCATCGATCGTCTCATCCGGCGATGATGCCGACGACATCCGCCTCGATATTCGTTCGCTCTATGCCAAATTTAGCGCAGCCAATAACCCGGTATCGAGCGGCGTTTGGATCATGCAGTCTAACAACGCTGTTGCTCTGGCGATGATGACCAATCCGCTGGGGCAGCTTGAATTCCCAACGATGAACATGACCGGCGGAACGCTCAACGGCATGCCGGTGATCGCCAGCGATTATGTCCCCGCCGGTATCGTCGCTCTGGTCAACGCTTCGGATGTCTACCTGGCGGACGACGGCGACATCACCGTCGACATGAGCCGCGAGGCCTCGCTGGAAATGTCGGATGCGCCCGCACACGATTCGATCACGCCGACCGGCTCGTCAACGCTCGTCTCGATGTTCCAGACCAACACGGTTGCGATTCGAGCGGAGCGCACGATCAACTGGATGCGCCGGCGGACGCAGTCGGTGGCGTATCTGACGAGTGCCGATTGGGGCGGCCCGGTTCACACCGCGTAACGGGTCGGGCCATCCAAGAAGCTTGCCCTCGTTCTCCGGAGAGTTTGAATGCAAAAGAAGATCAGCAGGCTGATTGCCATCAAGCCTCATAGGTATGGCACACGGCATCTGACCGCCGGAGACGAATACGAGGCGCCAGCGCGGCATGCGCTCGCGCTGCTCGCCAGCAAGAAAGCCCGCTTTGCGGCGGCGACTTCGCGTCCTCCCAAGAACCCGCCGCCGCAACCGGTGCCGGTTCGGGCCCCTCCCGAGCCGGCAGCCGTCCCCGAGCCGACGCTCGTTGCCTCTGTCGAGCGCAATGAGAGCCTGCGCGCGGAAGCCGAGCAGCTCGGCATCGAGGTCGACGGCCGCTGGGGCACGATCCGGCTGCAGGACGAAATCAGGAAGGCGCGCGGCTGATGCGCATCTTCGGCTTGCCGGTCCCGTTCACCGGCGAGAAGCAGAAGGCGCTGGCCTCGGTCTCGGCATACAGCGGCGGCTGGTATCCGATCATCCGCGAGCCATACGCCGGCGCCTGGCAACGCAACGTCACGATCAACACTGACACGGCGGCCAGCTTCCACGCCGACTTCGCCTGCAAGACGCTGATCGCGCGCGACATCGCAAAACTGCGCGTCAAGCTCGCCGAGAAGGACAGCGATGATATTTGGAGCGAAACGACCAACCCTGCATTTAGTCCGGTGCTTAGGCGCCCTAATGACTATCAAACGCGCAATCAATTCTGGGAATGCTGGCTGCTCTCGAAACTCAGCCGCGGCAATACCTACGTCCTCAAGGAGCGCGATAACCGTCAGGTCGTCGTTGCCCTGCACGTGCTCGATCCGACCAGGGTGCAGCCGCTCATCGCTGACGACGAGAGCGTGTTCTACCGGCTGAGCACCGACAACCTCGCCGGCATCGATACGGATATCATCGTGCCGGCGCGCGAGATCATCCACGACCGAATGAATTGCCTATTCCATCCGCTGGTCGGCACGCCGCCGGTCTTCGCCAGCGGGCTTGCTTCGATGCTCGGCCTCAACGCGCAGAACGCCTCGGCACTGTTGTTCGAAAACAGCTCGACGCCCGGCGGCATCATCACCGCGCCTGGGAACATCGACGCGATTGATCAGGATCGGTTCAAGACCGAATGGGAGCAGCGGTTCATGCGCGGCAATCGTGGCCGCGTCGCGATCTTGGGTGGTGGGCTGAAATACGAACGAGTTTCGATGACCAACGTCGAAGGGCAGTTGATCGAGTCGCTGAAATGGTCGGCCGAGGTCGTGTGCAGTGTTTATCATGTTCCGCCGTACAAGGTCGGTGTCGGTGCATTGCCATCGTACAACAACGTTCAGGCGCTCAACGTCGAATATTATTCGCAGGCGCTGCAAAGCCACATCGAGGAGATCGAGGAGCTGCTCGACTACGGGCTCGGCCTCGACGGGACAAGCTTCGGGACCGAGTTCGACACCGAAACGCTGTTGCGCATGGATACCACGACGTTGGTGACGACCCTTCGCGATGCGGTCGGCGCTGGCGTCATGTCGCCGAATGAAGGTCGCAGCAAGCTCGACCTCAAGCCGGTCAAGGGCGGCGAGTCGCCGTACCTGCAGCAGCAGAATTATTCGCTCGCCGCGCTCGCCAAGCGCGACACACAGGCCGATCCGTTCGCGCCGAAGACACCGGCATTGCCGCCGCCCGCCGCGGCGCCCGCCGCTGCAGATGCGGCGTCGGCTGCTGCGGCTGAAGAGCAAAAGCAGCTTGCAGCCCTCGCGCAGTTGTTCGCCTGGGAGCTCAAGGACGCCGCGAGGGACAGCTATGGACCGCAGTGAAATTACCGCTCTGGCCAAGGGCATGATGCCGGTCATGCGCGAGCTGATCAGCGATGCGGTGGCGCCGTTCGCCGCACGCCTGGCCGCGCTCGAGGCGCGGCCCGTCGAGAAGGGCGACCCGGGGCCTGTCGGCGACAGAGGGGCCGAAGGACCGCAAGGCCAGCAGGGGTTGCCAGGGCCGCAGGGCCTGCCAGGCGCGGCCGGGCCAGAAGGGCCGCCAGGGCCGTCAGGAAGCCCAGGGGCGGCCGGCGAGCAGGGCCAGCAGGGGTTGCCAGGGCCGATCGGTGAACGTGGCCAGCAGGGCCATGACGGCGAACGCGGGCCGCCTGGTGCGCAAGGCCAGCCGGGCGATAGGGGCGAGAAGGGCGAGCCAGGGCGCGACGGGCGCGACGCCGCCGACCTCACGCTGCTGCGCAGCTACATCGTCGAGCAAGTCGCGGCAGAGATCGCCGACGTCTTCGAGAAGGCGTCGTTCACCTCTGCGGACGGCGGCCGGACGCTGAACGCGGCGCTCGGCGGCAAAGATCATGAAATCAAAACGGCCATCCCGCTGGATGCCGGGGGATGGAGCGAGCGCGCTTACGGTGCTGGCGATTGCGTCAGCCTGAAGGGCCAACTCTATATTGCGCAGAAGTCGACCACCGACAGACCCGGCAAGTCGGATGACTGGCGTTTGGCAGTCAGATGCGGCGCCGACGGCCGCGACTGGCGGCCGGAAGACAAGCGCGCGCTCGAGCCGGTCAGGTTGAAGTAGATGCATTCAGTCTTTGAAATCCTCGACGAGTCGACCGACTCGGCCGGGCCAGACCTGATCAGTCTTGCCGACCTGAAATTCGCGCTTGGGATCACGGACAGCAGCGAGGACGACGCGCTGCAGGCGGCGATTACATTTCATTCACGGATCATTGCCGAATATTGCGACCGGCGTTTCGGGCGCGCCGAGGCGCTCGAGACGTTTCGCTTCGATCCCAACGAGGTCATGCCGACGCGGCAGGCGCTGACGCTGTCGCTGTATCCGGTGGCCGAGGTCATCGAACTTGCAGGAACGACCGACGGCTATGACTTCGACCCGGTCACTGGCCGGCTTTGGACGCAGGGCAATTTCTCCGACGTCGTCAGCGTGACCTATTCCGGCGGATACGATTTGCCGGAGGAGGCGCCGGCCAGGCTGGCGAAGGCCGTCATCGAGTCGATCAGCGAGACGCGCGCGACCGGGGGGCGCGACCCTGCTATCCGCGAAGTGCAGCACGGCGACACGCGGATCAGCTATTTCACGTCGCCGCTGGCTAGTGGCTCGTCGGGGTTCCTGTCCGCGCCGGTAGTCGATCTCATCCGACCGTATCGGCGCATGCATGTCGCGTAATCCATTCTGGTCGGTGCCTCGCGAGTGGCCGGGCGAGTGCTGCTTCATCGTCGCCGGCGGTCCGTCGGTGCTCGGGCACGACCTCGAGCAGCTGCGCGGGCGCCGGGTGATCGTCATCAACTCGAGCGTCTATGCGGCGCCGTGGGCCGATGTTTGTTACTTCGGCGATTGGCGCTGGTGGAATGAAGAGCCTAACCGGATGGCCATCGCGAGCTTCGGCGGGCGCGTCGTCACCACGTCGCAGCTCGTGAGCGATCCGAAGGTCCTCATCTGCCGCAAGGGCAAGCCGCCGGGATTGTCGCAGGACCCGACTTGCCTGATCCAGAAATGGACCTCGCTGACCGCGGCGACCAACCTGGCGGCGCATCTGGTCGGCCGTGGCGGGACGATCGTCTGGCTCGGCGCCGATGGCAAGGCGGCCGCGGATGGCCGGGTCTGGCACCACCAGCCGCACCGCTGGGGGCCGAAGCCGGAGCGATACGACCGCCACCGCGCCGATATCGCCACCATGGTCGAGCCGCTGCGGGTGATGGGCATCACGCTGCTGATCGCCGGCCCCAGTGTCTACGCCGACCTATGGCCGGTGGTCGGTCTGCAGGACGTGCTGGGCGAGCGGCAGGCGGCGTAGATGGCTCGGGTATTTGCGACCGCCGGCTCCGGGAGCCCGGACAGCAGCAAACCGGCTGATCTCTCGTCTGTGCCCTTTTCCCGCACCTTCGACCAGGTCGGAGACCGGCGGTGATGCCCATACCTTGCATCAGCAAAGCCGATCTGGGCGTCACCGGTCCCGAGGTGAACCGTCCGTACATGGAACCCGGCGAGCAGGAAGCGTTCCTGGCGTTGGTCGACAGTGTCGCGCCGGCGCCGGAGGTCATGGTCGAGGTCGGCGTCAACATCGGGCTGACTGCAAAAGCGGTGCTGCAGCATGTCCCGTCCATCAGCCGATACATCGGCATTGACGTCGAGGCCGGCTATCGGTTCGAGGGCGCGTGGCAGCAGCACGACCGCCCGAAGGAACCCGGTCAACTGGTGAAAGACGACCCGCGCTTCCGGCTCATGTTGCGCGGCAAGGACGAGATGCCGCAGTCAGCCGATGTCGTATTCATCGATGGTGACCACGGCCCGCGCAACGTGCTGCAGGACAGCCTCTGGGCGGCCTCGGTCGTGAGACCTGGCGGGATGATCATCTGGCACGACTACCAGAACACGCCCGCGGAGGTGACCGGAGTTCTGGACCAGCTCCATGCCGAGGGGCGCGATCTCGTCCACATCACCGGCACGTCGCTGGTGTTCGAGCGGGTCGCGTGAAGCCGGTCCTGATCCGCGGGATGTGGGGTTTGGGAGACAACTGCTATGCGCGGCCGTTCGTGCGGGCGGCGGCGAAACAATACCAGGTCCATCTCGAAACGCCGTGGCCGGAGCTTTACGAGGACCTGGATATCAAGTTCGTGCTCGGCAAGCGTCGGCTGCGCACGCAGCTCAAGAACATCGCGCGGCAGCGCCCGGAACGTTGGTTGCGGCCATTGCCGATGCGCGAGGTCAAAGGCGTCTCCTACGGCAGCGACTTGATGACGGCCGTCTCGATTATCACAGCGCTCGAGCGGCGGTGGTATTCCGCGCTGCAGGTCGGCTTCGATCCGGCGCTGTTCGATCTGCCTGACATGGGACCGCCGCCATTGCGCGCCGAACGGCCGATCGCTGTGGTGCGGCCGGTCACGGTGCGCATGGAATGGCGCGGGGAGTCGCGCAATCCGCTGCCGGAATATGTCAACGCAATCGCTGCCGAGCTGATGGCGACGCACACCGTCGTCGCGGTCGCCGATCTTGAGCCGGGACAGGAATGGGCGGTCGGCGAGCTGCCGCCGGCGCACCATTACTTCGTCTATGGTGAACTCAGGGTGCGCCAGTTGCTCGCGCTGGTCCGCGAGGCCGATGTCGTCATCGGCGGCGTCGGCTGGATCGTGCCGGCGGGGCTGGCGCTGCGGACCAAGACCTTCGTGGTGCTGGGCGGCCACGGCGGACACAACGCGCCCGAGAAGATCACCGACCCGCGGCTCGACCTGAGCCGGCTCGGCTTTGCAATACCGGAGGCCTTCTGTCGATGCACGAACATGCTGCACAACTGCGACAAGCGGATCGCAGATCCGATCGGGCAGTTCCATCGCTGGTCGCGCAGTTTTCGGCTGGCCGCCTGACATGGTGGCCGCAGCTCGGCATCGGCCACTATCCGGTCGAGATCCCAGGGCCTTACGATCGTGAGTATTTTGATCGATATGCGCGCAATGCAGAAACCGACCTCGGGCGCGCGCTGATGCGGGCGCGCTGCGACTTTGTCGAGCAGCATTTCAGAGGAACGCTGGTCGACGTCGGCATCGGCTCGGGCGCGTTCATTGCGGCGCGGCGGGCCCGGAAAAGGACGACTTATGGCTGGGATGTCAACCCAACTGCACTCCTGTGGCTTGATGACAAGATGCTGCTGGTCGACCCGTATCTCATTCCGTTCGATGCGATGACGCTCTGGGACGTCCTCGAGCACATGGCGGACTTTCAGTCGCTGCTGGCCAATTGCCGCGAGTGGTTGTTCCTGTCGCTGCCGATCTTTCGCGACGCCGAGCATGCGCTGGGCTCGAAGCATTTCCGGCCAACAGAACATTATTGGCACTTCACCCGTGACGGGCTCCTGTTCGCGATGAAGGCCTGCGGCTTTGCACTGGTCTCTGAAAGCGCGGTCGAGACCGAGCTCGGCCGCGAGGATATCGGCACGTTTGCCTTCAAAAGGGAAACCTAAGTCAGTGATCACTGAACAAAGCCGCAAAGTGCTTTGGAGGGCATTGAATGCCCATCCTGGCAAACGCGGCCTGCAGGGATTGCAAGGCGATCCGGGACCGGCTGGTCCGCAGGGTCCGCCTGGGCCGGAGGGGCCGACTGGCCCCAGCACCGGCGACGGCCCACTCGTCAGGCAGCGCAAGCCGGAAATCGTCAGCCCGCTGATCCACGGCGATATGTTACTTGATGACGGCACGCTTACAGTTGCCCGTGATCCATCACAGTCGATGGAGGTGGCCACTAAACAGTATGTCGATCGCCGCGCCGTTCCCGGTGGCGGTGGGGGCGGTGGTGGCGACGGCGGTGATGAGACGGCGGGGCCGCCTGGACCTGAAGGGCCGCCTGGGCCGGAGGGGCCGCAAGGCGACCCCGGCGTTGCCGGTCCGCAAGGTCCGCAAGGCCTTCCAGGCATGCCCGGCGCCACCGGACCGCAAGGGCCGCAGGGCGACCCTGGCGCCACCGGAGCAACGGGCCCCAAGGGCGACACAGGAGCGACCGGCCCCGCTGGAGCCGACTCCACCGTTCCCGGCCCGCAAGGCCCGCAGGGTAATGCTGGTGCGACCGGCGCTACTGGCTTGCAGGGTCCAAAGGGTGACACAGGATTGACGGGCGCAACTGGCCCTGCCGGTGCGGACTCTACCGTCCCAGGTCCACAAGGTCCCGCTGGCTCTACTGGGTCACAAGGACCACAAGGTGTACCCGGTGCGACCGGATCGCAGGGGCCCAAGGGCGATACCGGGAACACCGGCCCACAGGGAATTCAAGGTGTTCCAGGCGCGACCGGGGCAACTGGGGCGCAAGGCCCGCAGGGCCCTGTCGGCGTGGCCACCGCCACCGCGCCGCTGGCGTTGGCCGGCACCACGCTGTCGCTCAATCTCGACGGCACGCTGCGGGTCAACAGCGGAAACCTCGGCATCGCCAACAACGTGGTGTTGCCTGGCAACGTCACGGTCCAGGGCAAGATTGTCGTTGGTGGTGCCTCCGGCAACGTGATCGGCGGGGACGTTTCTCTCGGCTCTACATGGCTCGGCATATACCAACTTGGAACGATTGTTTCGACGTCCCCTCGCGCGCGCGGCTTTCAGATCAGTCCAAACCTGGTTGCAGCTGCCGACAACGACCGTCTCGAAGGGCTGGTGGTCGGTCCAAGTTACACGCGCGGCGCCTTCACCGGAACGTCAGCTCGTGCTATCACCATCGTCAGCGATCCAGACTATGCGCTCTACAGTGCAGGTGCCGGTAAGGTTGCCATCAACGACCTGCTCGACCTCTCGCTTCCGGCCGCTGGCCAGATCAAATTCCCGGCGACGCAAAATCAGTCGTCGAACGCCAATACCCTGGACCACTACGCGGAAGGACTCTGGACGCCTGTCATAGCCGGCACCACTACGCCCGGGGTGAACAGCTACGCAAACCAGGACGGCATCTACGTGAAGGTCGGCCAGATGGTCGTGGCGAGCTTTTTCGTCAAGCTGTCGGCCAAGGACGCGGCCATGGCGGGCATCGTGTGGATCACCGGGCTGCCGTTTGTGGCGGCGCCCAACCAGCGCCAGGGCTGCGGGGTGGCCGACTTCGGTGGGTTCGCCAATCCGAAGGTCTATGTGGCGGTGCAGCTGCAGGGCGCGCAGAACGCTATGCTCATCACGTTCGTTAACCCCGCGGGCGCGACCGACATCGGCTACCTGCCACCGTCAGAGCTGACCAACACGACCTGGATCGGCGGGACCATTTGCTATCGTGCTTCAGCATGAGGACATGACATGCCGAACACCTACGAAGAAACGTTCGCGCTGATGCAGGACCAGGCCTTCAAGGGGAGGGTGTTGGTCAGTTGCACCAAGTATGCGTCGTACATCGCCGACGAGGCGCCGACCGTGCCGGCACATCCGACCCGCTACAAGTGGGCCATGTTCACGCTGTCCACCCCCGAGGCCTCGATGTCGCAGGTTATGCCGACCGTGGTTTGGGATGCCGGCGTGCAGACCGACGGTGCCAACATCACCGATGCGGCGCTGCAGGGCGCGGTCGAAACCGCAGTGCAGAAGCTGATTTGACGATTTCCGATGGCCATCGATTATAGCGCACTGCTGTATGATCCGGTTTATGCGGAGATCGGCGTGCCGGCGACGATGACGACAGCTGGCGATACCGGAGTCAACATCACGGTCATCGATGACACGCGGCCGAAGGCGCTGCCGATCCTGACTGCGGCAACGGTTGCGGAAGTGCGCAGCGTCGGGCCGGGTGCCTTCGCTCGCATCTACGAGCTCGCCCAAAATGGCATCGCCCGGCCCGACTACGCCGACGCCGTCCTCGCCTTCAATGGCCGGACCTGGATCGTGCGTTCTTGGGAACTGCGTGGCAGCCCGATGGGCGAGGACTGGGGCGAGGTGAGATTTCTACTGAAAGAGACCGCGTTGCCGTGAAGGATATTCGCGAGGACATCCTGGTGCGGCTGCTCGCGGTGGTCGCCAGTATTCCGAATATTCGCTCGGCGCAGCGCAACAACATCGATATCCCGGAAGACCAGTTGCCGGCGGCGCTGGTGTTCGACGGCGATGAGGAAACCGACGACGCCGCCGACTTGTCGATGCGGCCCGCCAACCGGCCGACCGTGGTGCGCATGCAGCCCGAGATCGTCATCGCGGAGCAGGCCGACGAGGTCGGATCGGATCTGACGACCTTGCGGCGGGAGCTGATCCGGCGGGTGCTAACCGACACCGTGCTCAACGAGCAGATCGTCAAGACCGGACGCTTCGGCAACGGAGCGATCCGATACCTCGGATGTCAGACCGGCCTCGGCTGGGGCCGCTCGCTGCAAGGGGCGTTGCGCGCTCAGTTCATGTTCAAGTATTCACTCAAAATAGAGGAGCTCTAAGGCCATGCCCGCATCCCCGAGCATTCAAAACTATCACATCGGCAAAGGTATCGTGTCCTTCAAGGAAGACGGCTCGTCAACCTTCGTCGATCTCGGCAACGCGCCATCGTTCGTGTGGACGCCGACGATCGAGAAGAAAGAGCACTTCTCATCGCGCGAGGGCGTCAAGGTGAAGGACTTCACCGCGATTACCCAGACCGGCGCCACCATCAAGATCACGCTCGATGAGATCAACGGAGAGAACCTCGCCATCTTTACGCTCGGCGAGAAGGGCACCGACACTGACGGCAACGTCACCATCTCGGCGTTCAAGAAGACCGAGGTCGCCGGGGTGTTCAGGGTTGTCGGTACCAATGATATCGGCCAGCAGGTCGACTACGAAGGCCGTGCATCGGTCAATCCGTCCGGTGACTTCTCTTTTATCACTGACGCAGACGATTTCTCGACCTTGGAGATTGAGGCCGAGGTGCAGAAGGGTGACGCCGGTGATTTCGGCGTCTTCACCGTCCGCGATGAAAACGCCACGGCGTAAGGAGGAGCAATGGCTGACTTATTGGATATCGCGCCATCAACGGCCAGCGAGGCCGTTTGGATCGATAGCGTGCGGGTCACGGTGCGCGGCATCTCAGTCGATGCCATCGCGTCCATCATCGCGCGGTTCCCAGAGTTGAAATCGCTGATCAACGGCGGGGATATCGTCCCGCGCCTGATCGAGGGATGCGGCGCGGCGGTCGGGCCAATCATCGCCGCCGGCTGTGGGCATCTCGCCGACGAGAAATATGAGCAGCACGCGGCCAAGCTATTGCCCGAGCATCAGATGAAATTTCTGAAGGCCATTTTCGGGCTGACATTCCCAAACGGGATCGGCTCCTTCGTAGCGGAACTGACCGGCCTCATCGGCGGCGGGGCGGGCGAAGGAGCAAAGACCGTGAAGATGCGCTTGAAGAATTCGCGCTCGCCGTCGTCGCCCTCATCCGGCGAGGCTTCCAGCCAGACGTTGCAATGAACCTGACGCCGCGCCAGATCGCAGCCTACCTCGAATTCTGCGAGCAGCTCGACCGCATGGAGCGGGCCAACGATCTCGCGATCACCGCCATCGGCGCGCAGGGCGACAAGAATGCGATCGAGAAGACGCTCAAGGAATTGGGCGGGTGACCTCAATAACAAGTTGTGACGGAGCTGTAGCCATTCCATGCGGAATAGCACGTCGACTTTGGTGCGGGCTTGTCAGGCCCAAGATGCTGGTTGACGGTATCGTGCTCCAGCGGAGTCAAGCCCGGATAGCGGTCGAGCTTGGGGTCCGCGCGGCGCTGCGCTGCCGTGGGGGGCTGAGGACCGTACGGGATGAATAGGTCGCCGTGCCGCGCAGCATTCTCACGGGGAGTCTCGGCAGTTGCAGCCGACACGGCCGACAGCACGATGACTGCAGCCAAGACAAGGATTTTCATGGATAATTCTCTCCAGTTGCATGAACTTGGTAAAAGGCCACTTAACCCGCGATGTGGCAATATATCTTTCGGCAAAGGACTTGCTGCATCGCGCCAAACATTTGATTGTTCGTGCCAGAGCGGCTGAATGAAGCTCGTTTTCTCGCCGGATGAGGCAGTTTTCGAGCGTTGGCTCAAGGAGCTCGAGAAGCAAATCCAGGAGGCCAAGGCCGGCGCGGTCAAGGATGCGGCGGCGCTGGCGCTCAAGGAGGGGCGGGCAAATATTGCCGGCGCTGGTTTCCCGGCGCGATGGCAGCGAACCCTTCAATCAAGGTTCTACCCCAACAAGGGCACGGGTGACCCTGCGGCGATCGTCTTCGACGTCGTGCCCTTCGCCAGCGTGTTCGAGACCGGCGCCACCATTCGAGGGCGGCCTCTGTTGTGGCTGCCGCTCGGAGACAAGGCGGGAGTGCG